CTGCGCCGGCAGGCTGAAAACCGGCAGTGCCTTGGCCAATGATTGACCGCACCATCTCCTACATCCTCGGCGCCGTGTGCGTCGGCCTAGCGGTAACTTCCGGCGTGCTTGCGTGGGAACTCAACGTCGCCCAGCGCGCCGAACAACGGATGCAAACCACACTGGCCACAGAACGCGCAGAACGGGCTCAGGAGCGCGAGAAACTGGTGGCCGAGGCCCTTGCCGCCAGCGAAGCCGCGCGAGCCCTAGAAGCCCGATGGCGAGCCCAGCACACGGAGGTGCAGACCGATGCCCAAGCCAAGATCCGCGCTGCGGCCGCTGACGCTGCCCGCGCTCGCAGTGCTGCTGACGGCCTGCAGCGCCGTGCCGAAATCATCGCCGCCCAGTGCGCCAATCCCCAGCGCGACCGTGCCGACCCTTCCTTCGGAGGCCAGGCAGCCCCAGACCCCGGAGTGGTGCTCACCAACCTGCTCAGAGGGGTTGCGCAAGCGGCTGCAGAGCTTGCTGCCGTAGCCGACGCTCGAGGCGCTGCCGGCACTGCCTGCGAGCGGGCCTATGACGCTATAGCAGCGCCGCAACCCCGGCGATAGCGCCGACGATCACGATGGCAATGACGAGGTGCCAGATGATGTACTGGGCCGCGTCGTCGAAGTCGTCAGCGCCGATTTCGGTCGCCGCCTCGGCAGCCTCGGGATAGCGACCCTGCTGGTCGCAGCCGGTGGGGATGTAGCTCATACCTGCGGCCAAAACAGCAACACGCCGACAGCGGCCAGCACGGCGCAGACAATGATGTCGATGGTCAGAGCAATGTCCACAGCAGGGCCCCCAGCGCGATGCACGCAATGATAACTGCGGGCGCTGGAACGTAACGCGGTCGCGGCTGTGAAATGCTGTAGCCCGTGGTGAACGTGCAGTCGGCCAGCGTTCGCGGGGTGGTGAGGTGGCTGGGTTTCATGGGTTGTCCCCTTCAATAAGACGGGCGATGCACCCGCCGTAGTTTGTGTTCGGGTGGTCGCGGTCGAACTCGCGGGCGATCTGGGCGCAGCGTTGGCGTTCTGCGGCTGCGCCGTTCTGGCGCTCCGCTTGCATTGCCAGTTTGATTGCCGGCATGTTTGCTGCCGTAAAACGCTTTTCAAGCGCAACAGCGAACCGCTGAAAGTGCGCTTCGTCGCCCCAGTGCTGGCCTGCAGTGTCGTTTATCAGTGCAGCGATGTCGTCGTCGGTCATGTCAACCCCGCCATTCCAGCCTTGCCCGCGCCTTGGCATACGCTTCGCGTATTGCCCTGCTGAACCGCACCTGAGTAGTTTGCACAGCCTCCCATGCCCTGCGCTGTCTTGCGGCGTAGATGTACCACGGGTACAGGTGGTTTTTGATCTTGCGAATGCGGCGTCTCATTTGCTCCTTGCTCTGATTTCTGCAGCACACCGCTGCGCGATGCCCTCGATGCTGGCGTGCTGGTCGCAGATGTCGGCGCAGGCGGCGCGTTCCATCAACAGCCCCTCCGCAATCTGCGTGCCGAGGTGGTCCAGCAGATCCACTATCGTGTCTCCGTGACCGGTGGCGTAGCCCATGCTGCGCATCCATGCGGCGACTTTCTCACGCTCTGCTGCGGCGACGAGGGCGGCGAATCGATACCGCGTGAAGTTCTCACCCGCCTTGATGGCGTCGTGCTGCGCTTGGAACCACAATTTGTCAAGTTCTTTCACAACTCCGCCCTCCCGGTCAGCACCCAGCGGATCGGGAACGCCACCAAGCGCAGCAGTCTGCCGATTGCCGACGAGCCGCCAGAAGTGTCAAACACCAAGACGTACTCTTTGTAGGCTGGCCTCATGTCCTTGCCCTCTCTGGCCACGATGCGGGCCTGTCGGTCCATTCAATGGCACATGGAGGTTGAGAATCTTTGATTCCGGCTGACAATTTAATACTCCAAGGCTTTTCTCCTTTGTAGCAAGGAACGCTCCAGAACTTTCCGTCCCACCAACGTATGGCATCGCGGTCGCGGGATATACTCGCCGGCCACCAGCCGATGCTAGGCGGCGGGCCTTTTCTCCATGTGGTCATCCGCGCCTCCCAATCCAAACGCCTAGTAGCAGGGCTACAACGGCAATGATGGCAAGCTCCAGCTTGAGCGTGCGGAAAACCTGGGCGTACTCCATGCATTCGAACGGGATCATTTCGGTTCCTCCGCGAGTCCGCGCCAAGGTTCTGGCGGCGTGTTTTCAATTGGCAGGTGTGGCAGTGCGCAGGCAAGCTCGGAAGTGCAGTGCCCTGCGTGCCAATGCACACCATCCCAATAGCGATACCACGGGGCCTTCATTCTGACCTCATACACCCCCACCCTGACAGGTTTGACGTTGGCGGGGAACCACGGGGTGAGTTTCATGTCTTTCTCCTAATCCACCGCCACAGCGGCAGCAGCGTCAATCCGTTGACGAAGCCGCGCAGGAAGGCGCGGAGTTTCATGCTTGCCCCTCTGCTTTGGCGATGGCGGCGTTGATTCGCGCCACAACAGGACATTCTTCGAAAAGCAAATGCCGATCTTTGTGGGCATGGTGCAAGTACTGGCAGTCAATGCTCGTTAGGCGCAACGCCTCCAGGAGTTCCTGATTCACTGCGTGCAACCTGCGCAGTTCGGCGGCGGCTTCGCGTTGCCAGCCGACGCGGTATCCGAGGTGGGCCATTGCAGCCAGTTGCAGGGCCTTGGGTTGGTCAGCCATTTTCTTCCTCCACAGTCACATCACGCCACTCTCCGGGCGCACCGTTCACCCAGTGCACGTCGTGCGCGCTGCTCTCCCACCACTGCTGAAGGATGCGAACAGGGCGTGTGGCAATCCATTCGTCAGATGAGTTCCCGTGGTCAATTTCTTCGCGCACAACGAAGCGCAGCTTGTTGGTCGGAGTCATGCGTTCTTCTCCTTCAGCGCGGCCTCGATGGCGCGGGCAATTGTGCGGTAGTCGCTGCCCACCGTATTGCATAGGGATTGGTGTATCGCTTGTACCTCTGCGTCACTCAGCGATTTCCACTCGCGGCGGGGTGGTACGGGAATTACCCGATCCGGGTTACGGCCCATGTGGTGTTCCTCGGGGCGGAACGAGCGGAACACGTAGCCATCGCTTGGGTTCACCCATTCGTAAACGTAGAACGCCACCGGCTCCTGCTCCTGCTGCGCCAGCGCGGCGCGAAGGGCTTGTTTCCGACGGTCAAGTTCGTAGTGGTCAACCACGCCAGATGGCGGGGCATCTAAAGCCTCCAGCGCCTCCAGCGCCTGCTCCAGCACTGCGCGGTCGATGGTGATGGTGGTCATTCCGCCTCCTCCTTCCTCTGCCGAGCCTCATAGGCCAGCACATCGGCGAGCCGGTACATCACGCGCCCCTGCTGGGTGCGGCCGAGCCGGATGAACGCCGGCCCGCGCTGATTGGCGCGCCAATGGCGCACGGTGCGCTTGGCCACGCGCCATCGATCGGCCAGTTCCTGCTCGGTCAGCAGGGTGTCATTCGTCGTCATCGGTGTTCTCCTCGGCGAACCACCAGTCTTCGATCTCGGCGGCGATGTCGTGCGCCTTGCCGGCGGCCTTGCCGTGCTCCGGGTGACTCAGCAGCGGGAACGACAGTTCATAGATCGCCACCAGCAGGCGGTCGATGTGCTCGCGGGCGGTGCGGGCGCGGTCGTCAGCGACGGCAAACATGTCTTGCGCGGCCTGCAGGCGGTAGTGCAGCGCCGCCTCGGCTTGGGTCATGACGGGTGCGTTCATACGGTGCCCTCCTCGGCTTGGACAATTTGCGGGTCGCCGGCAGGGGGCTCCTGCTCGGCGCGGATCTGGTCAACGCGCCGCGTGGCTGCGGCGATCACGCGATTGCGGTCGTCGCCCTTCGGCATGCGGCGGATGTCCGCGCGGAGCATCTCGAGGCCCTCCAGCGTGCTAGCGAGTTCGATCTGCTCCAGCAGTTTGTCGGCGTCAATGACGATTTCCACGGGCTCGGGGGCGGGCGGGGGCGGGGCTTGGCGAGGCGCGGGAGCCATGTCTTCGACCTCCTCGGGCGTGTAGGTGCCGACGACGACGCCGGGAAACACGGTGCGGATGCCCTCAGAGATGCAGCGCGAGCGCAGCATCTGGCGGGGGTAGGACTTCCATGTCGGGTTGCGCGTCAGGCCGGCGTCCTGCGCCATCTTCGTCGTCCACGCAATTTCCACGCTGCCGCCTGACGGGTGCGAGAACTTGCCGACCACGCGCGTGTCGGTGTACTCGCCCCATTCCACCTTGCCGCCTGCGGCCTGGAAACGGGCCAGCATGGCGTCGGCGCGCAGGGCGGGGCGGCCATTAATAACGTGGTAGTCACGCGCGGCGATGGCCGGGTGCAGGCCCTCAGCTTGGGCGATCAGCATCAGGGCCATCGCCTGGTCTGAGGTTTTGACGCCAAACAGGCCCGAGCGGGCCACGCTGACGGCCATGCGTTCGATCTGGTCTACGGGTACGAGTGCGGTCATTGGTGTACTCCTGTGGTTGGGTTAGTTGGTATAGCCTGCGACAACTTCTTCAATGCCCTCGTCTACCCCGTGCTCCTTTTCAACCGCTTCACCAATCAGCCTGCCAAGCTCAAGCAACTTGTCGCGCCCGCAGTGCTCCAGAACAAAAGGGAAAATTACATCCCATGTTGTGACCTGCTTGTAGGCTTCTTCGTCTACTGCTTTCCATGCCTCTCTTAGTTGGTCTTTCAGGCTCTTGACCAGCAAGTCATAGGCTTCAGCCATGAACGTCGGTTCGTATGTATCTGGCACGATTGTTCTCCAAAATGGGGCGGTTTCCCGCCCCGTGGATTCAGTCAGTCAGGCCGGCAGGCATGCCGTCGTCGTCCACGCCGGGGACGCGGGACGCTGCCACAGTCGTCTCGACGGGCGTGCCGCCGCCCATCAGGGCGATGATGTCGTCCTGCGTGGCGAGCTTGGCCTCGTAGCCCGACGATGCGTAGCGGATCGCCTCTGGACCGGAGATGGCGCGGATCAGGCGGTCCATGTGGTCGGGGTGGCTCACGACGTAGACCTTGACGGTGCGGACGTAGGGCCGCTTGGGCTTCTCAGTGCTCATTTCTTGCTCTCCGCGAGACGCCGCAGCGCCTCGACTTGGGTGCTGACCTGCTGCAGGAAAATCGTGATCCGGGCTTCCAGGTCAGCAATGAAGCCAGGGTCACGGTTGATCCGCTGAATGTGCAGTTGCAGCGGCTCAGGCATCCGGGGATCGTAGGAGACAAAATCACACCATTGGCGGCCAGTGATCCACATCTGGCCCTGCACCTGCGCGGCGTGCTCTGACGGCATGCCGTTCAGAAGCGTTTCGATATGCACGGCGCTGTTGAACGGGCACTTGATCTCGATGAGCCCGTCCCAGTCCACCAAGCCATCCGGGCTGCAGCCCGCCAGCAGCGTGTCGTGCGCGACGAAGCCCGTCTCCTCGACGCTGGTGCCGGTGACGCGCTCGTAGGCCGCACGCGCTGCGGGTTCCTGCTCGGTGCCCCAGGTCATGGCGGCGGTAGCGTAACGCTGCGCCGGCTGCTGCGTCAGGCGCTCGACGACCAGTTCTGTGACGTAGTCGCGCTGGGCCTGCGCTGGGTCACCGGACCTGAGATACGCCGTGGCGTCGCGGAATCGGCTGGCCGTGGCTTTGCCGATGCGGGCGGCGTACCAGTCGGCAGTGCGCTGGTCTGCGGTTTCAAGGATCATTCCGGCCGCTCCTCGTCAATGATGCTGATCTGCTCGGGCTTGCCCTCGCTGGCAGGAAACAACGCGATCTTGGTCTCGTTCCCCTCGGAATCGGTCAGGATGATGTGCCGCCAGGTATGGCCGTTGGCACTGGTGCGCTTCGTGGCAACTACGCCGACGATGCCGTGAAAACTCATGTTGGTGAACATGTCCGCTCCTCAGAAATCGTCATAGAACTCAGGCTCGCTGCAGGCGAACATCGCGT